TCATACCTAAATAACCTCGAACAAGTGGATCATTCACTAATTCATCGTACAGTATTTTTAGATCCATGCATACCTCCTAATTTCCATACAAGGTTTCAAAATATGACTTACCATCAACAATAGACATCCCAAGAAACTTATTTCCAGAAGCAGTCTCATTAGCCGTGACAATCCAAGTCACAATAACTTGACCATTACCCCCACTTCCACCGGCTCGAGCCGTACCATTAGATCGTCCTGCACCACCACCGGCTGCGCCCGCTGCTGTTCGGAAGACATTACCATTAGCATTTCTTGCACCGCCATTACCACCCGAACCACCACCATTTGCACCAGTACCACCAGTTATACTTGTTGAATTTGCACCTGGATTTGCGTTGCCAGCACCAGCACCACCACCACCCCCCTGATTAGATCCACTAGCATTATTACCTGCACCACCTGCGTAACTGGTAATCCCCCCACCCGATCCGTTAGCTACCCCACCCGCACCAGCACGATTGCCAACATAACCACCAGGTTGACCTAGAGCACCACCATTACCACTAACAATTACACCAGTATTTCCACTAGAGTTATTATTAAAGGATGATGCTTCACCAGCATTACCAGGATTATTTCCAGCAGCTCCCCCAACACCACCTGCGCCTACCGTTAGAGCATGAACGTTGCCAGGTACTAGTCCGGTAACAGCTATTCTAGCATATGCTCCGCCGCCTGCACCCCCAGCACCGCCTGTTGTAGAATTAGTAAGTGAACCACCACCTCCTCCACCTGCACCCCATACTTCAATTGTTGCCTCGGTAACTCCTGTGGGCACAGTCCAAGTATTTGCACCAGAGACAGTATAAGTATTATTGGCCATTTATACCTTCCATTTTTCTAATACTTCCTGGATCTGCTTAACTTTTTCATCCATAGAAATTGTATATTGATGCCACAAATAGTCTCCTGGAATTGAATAGACACTCATTACTTTTAGAACTGTTGTAAAATGAAGACCATATTTAGCAATATTTCTTGATAAAACATAATCGTCAATTAAATGTTCACGAGTAATAACACTATTAACTTCATCCTGAATAGGGAAAATATTCTCAAGAGCCTCTTCATAAGTAATATCATTCAATGGATGCCATAAATCTAAGCACCAATCAGATGCTATCGTAAACCAATTACAACTTCCTATATGCCGTCCATCCCTTCTAAAGAAATTATCATATTTCCAACGATTATTTGCCATGTCACTTCCATTATGGCAAACAGTATCTTTATGAAGAAATTCAGTTACATCAAACATATCTGGATGGACAAGAGCATCAGAATCAATATATATGTTCCAGTCTGAATATTGACCTAATTCATAAATTTGCAATTTCTCATAGACAGGTGGTAGGGACGGAAATTTGCGGTCGGTTATGACGTGAAATTCCGCCCCTATCTTGTGAGCATATCTTTTTAAAAGCGGATAAGTAAGAGCGGTAATTTCAGGAGCATAGCCGTCTACATTTAATGTAAACAGCGTTTTCTTCATATTAACTCGCAGCGGCAGTACAAGTAATGGTCACATTCAAAACATCATTGTCAACTAATGCACGGTTCTGAGAGAATACTCCACCACCATACAGAATACCAGTCGTGCCACCCTTGTTATTGGTAGTAACAATAAAAGCACCACCCAAGGTCACAGTACCTGAAATCGTAAAGACTGCTTTACTAGCTGAGTTGTCGACGCTCTTACTTGCAACCGTGCCCAGAGTCAAGACAGGACGATTAGCCTCATCGTAAGTAGTTTGCTCAGTCCAACCAGCATGAGCACCACCCATGGTATCACCTACAGCGAATGTAGGAGTAGCACCAACTACACCAACGTACCATGCAGCCGTATAACCAGATCCCTTCAAATGCTTGTCCAAAGAATCATTTAATCCCACATCAACTACAAGATTATCAAAGTCTTCAACCCAGAGAAGTTTCCCATCACGAAAAGCTTCAAGTACATAACGATTTTTAAGCCTTTTTTCAACAGATGAAACAACAGGATTAGCAATAACTCCAGCATTTACATTAATATCATTCGAACGATCTTGATTCATTTTTAAATTCTCCTATTCAAAAGTTTCTTTATTTGCTTTATAAGCTATATATGCATCCATCATGGCTGCAACTGGATCGATTTTTTGTTCGTACCGTTTTTTCAAAAGTTTCCTATTACCATTAGTATCTTCAAGTGTAATAGCATTACCCATTGCAAAAGTCATAAGTTCTTGATCAAAAATAAGCATTCGCTCCTCAGAAAGAGTCTTTAATTCACCAAGCGGAACAGATTCTGTCTTTGAACCTTGAATAACTTTCTCTATCCCATAAGATCCATTCTCCCTTTCCCATCTCTCGATAAATTCTTTTGCATTATAAGGATCGAATCCTACACAACGAACATCATAACTTGAATCTAATATAAAATTGTCTAAATCATCATAAACCTCCATCATATCTAAAACTGTGCACTCGAGAACTTGAAGACTAGTTTCTTCGAGAAACTGTTCATATTTCATTCTCATAGCACCTGGTAATTTCTTTAAGGTTAATGAAGTAATATAACAACGAGTCTTAATTCCAAAAGATCCGTTCGCTAATGGGAATAAGAATAAGAAGGCACAAAAATCATCTCCTTGCGAAAGATCGAATCCCAGAGCACACGGTAATGACCAAAAATCTCTATGCCTATGCGGTAATGTCTCTTCATAAGTAAAGAAATATGTGTAACCTTCCATGGGAATTCCAAACCTTTTTGCAAGAATATCATTTCTTGTAGAAGGTACTTTTTCTGCCCTTTCAACATCTAATTGATACGTTTCATAGGTAACAGTTCTTCCAAGATTAGGATTAGCTTTCAACCACATTCTTGGATCGTTTACTTCTTGAATATCATCAAGTTTATAATACCAAATAGAAACATGGGGATTAATATAATCGCCCTTAAGTATGTCCATCAATTCCATCTTAATAGTATCACCACTACTATTACGAATGGTTCCTTCTGAACTCATTGCAACAATTAAATAATTATCAAGTTTTGAAGCACCCTGTTCGATAGCACCAACCACATCCTCTCGAATATCTCCAGATAACCATTCGTCAATTGTGGCAATCATGGGCCGTAAGCCTTGAAGTTTATCAATTGACATTGGACGTATCTCAAGTAAGGAACCAGTAAGAAAATTTTCAATTCCTTTCTTTGTGGATGCCAATTTTTGACGAGTCGCACGCGAGCCCGTGGTATTCTGCAAAGATCCTTCTGTTAGGAATTGAAAGAGTGGACCCCGTGATCTAGTAATTGAGGTTCGTATAGGTGACACAACTTCTTCTGCTTGCTTCATTGTCGGAGCTGTAGTAATTTGATGGGTTGTTGCTGTGTCAACATTTAAGAAAAAATTATGTATACAAGAAGCATACATCGACTTAGCAGCACCACGAGCAACAATCAAATACTGTTTATTAACTAGACGCTTTTTAATTCGTTTGCGTATATATTTTCCGCTACGATTATTAGGAGATGGCACATAAACACTTCGTTCAACAAAGTAATACCATCCAAAAATTTGTTCTGCCCACAATTTAAAAGTATCAAGTAAAGTTAAATCGCTACCATCAGTTAGGGTGAGTTCAGATTCGCAAAAACGAACAAAACCTTCTACAGCCTGATCATCATAGAAAACCCCAGGATTTTCAATAAGTTGATCTATCCTATTCATCTCCATAGAAATTTCTTTGCATACTGGAATTTCTCCTTCTATTACTTTTTCGCGAAATTCTCCATAATAAATAGGAACTGCTGTATTTGATAAAGACATTTTAAATTCTCATAGCCAGGATCTAAGCCAAACATTTGCTACAACGATTTGAGCGAGTTTAAACGTACCTATTCCAATAAGCGTTCCAAGAACAACTTTTTTACCTGTACTATACGATTTCCACCCCTTAATATCTTTAATTTTTTCCTTTTTTACTTTGTTTACTCCAGCAGTAATTTTACCTTCCCATTTTTGTTCATCTTTCTGATATTTTTTATAAGCAGCATCGGTCATTACTCTAACCTTTTTTCCAGTTTTAGTAGTTATAACATGCGTGGGATAACTACCTCCACTTTCACCACCAGAACGACGTCCCCATTTCATACCCAAAACACCAACATGTTTTAATTCATCATCGTTATTCACTTAAATAAATCCTCCTTCTATCACACTTAAGCTTTTTTGGACATTTTAACTAATTTTTCAAAAATAGGTTTTCCAACTGCTACTAAAGCAATTACTGAAGCGGTTACAGCAGATACTTTACCAATTCCCGCAAATACAGAATCGACAGTTCGTTTACCTTTAGCAACTTTGTTGGGATTAAGATCTTTATACCTTTTTTCAAGTTGAATACGTTTTGATATTTTCTCAATATCGTCGTTACTCATTTCACTTAAATGTTTTGCTTTTATAGCAGCCGTTATTTTATGATCTTCACTTAGATTTCTAGCCTTTTTCCCACCAGTTTTACCAGGCATGTCTCTCCTATTTCGTACACCCCATTTCATACCCATAACACCAACGTGTTGCAAATATTCGTCAATTAATTCGGTTTGAATTAATTCTTCATCTTGAATTGACAAGGAAGTAATGAAACCATTTTCATCTCTAGTAGCTACATAGATTATTTTACTCATGATTCAACCTCATCAATTTGAAATATGGGCAAACCCTGTTCATTAAACCCAACACTAACTTTTCTAGTACCAGAAGGACTTGTACCATACTTTTTATGCGCTTCTTCGTTAATAATTTTAGTAAAAGTATCAGTATATTCCTTCATGTATTTTTTTTCTAGAACTTTATCTTTTAATAAATTTTTTCCTTTATACTCAGATTTATCATTAATTCTTTTAATTTCAGTTGCATTCATTCTTCCAGCTGC